TCATACCACCTTTCATCATCTTCACCTTGCCACCCCTAGCGACAACTTGAAGAGTCTGGCCGGTGTCCTTAGCATACTTTTCAGCATCTTTAAAGCCTTTAGAATCGTACGTAAAGGTTTTATCTCCTACTTTTGGCATTAGTTCCTCCTTTATTTAGTTTAATTTTCCCGCCTTTTTTCTTCACGATTTTATTACCGTGCTCCGCTGCCCACTTCTCAGCAATCTGCGGTTCCTTGGCATACAAGTATGCCCTTTGTTTTTTTGACTTAAATGGCATCAGTGTATCGTTGGTTTATGTCCGCGTGGAATTAGATTATGCATCATATCCTCCACGACAAAAAAGCTTTCCGCAACGGCACCAAACATTCTTGCAGTATCCTCCGGCCCCAAAGCCGCGACATACAAATTTCTTGTCACCGCCATAAGGGCGGATGCCACAATAAGTGTCTCCTTAGGATCCTTTATTTCCTTTTTCGCAAGCTCTTCCACTTTGCGCATGACATCGGTAATTTTAGCTACTTGTTTGTCCATTTGATTTTTTTCTTGCATTGGTTCTTGCAATCCTTTCCTGCGAACGTGCCTTCATGGTCTCGCGCCTCGTTGCATTATTATCCTTCATCGCCTCACGCGCCGTGGCCATATTATCCCTAAGCATTTGGTTGGCCTCAGCCGTTTTAGCCTTGTCAATATCAGAGGAAGCTTTCATTATATCAATGCTTGTTTGTGATTCAAGTTTATCACGCTCAAGATCCAATTTTTCAGCTTCAACCATCATATCAGTTTGTGTCTTTTGGGAATCACGTTGCTGGTTAGTCATAACTTCCATAGCACGCAAATCAATTTCTTGTTGTTTTAGTCGTACAAGTGGATCGTCCTGCTTCATTCCCATACGTTTTTCTTCTTCCTTGGCAATCTGTTCAATTACCTGCGCTTCAATTTCAGACTGTTTTTTTGCCATTTGATTATTTAATTGTGCTGACTGTTGCTGTAATTGAGGATTCTGTTGTCCTTGCCCTTGCTGTTCCATTTGTTTTAGCTGTTGCAGTTGTTGGGCGAATTCTTTTTGAATCATTTCCCCAGCTAATATTGCAACATGCTCGAAAACATGCGACTGCATCATCGCATAGAGCTGCGGATTAATTTGAACCATACGCGTAAACATGAAATCACCGTGTGCTTTCATATGCGATTGGTGATCCTGCATTGGAAATGCTTTTGGATTTTGTCCTTTCATCGCCATTGAATTCTCCATCGCCGGGCTCATTGGTTCCGGTTCATCGGGGTTTGGTTTAAGTATTGAATCAATATTGTCAACATTCAACGCCTGATAAACCCTTCTGTATGCCTCACGCATATCATGCAATTGTGGAGCTGCACCAGCCATTTGTAATTGAGTTTGTGCCAACATGACACGCTGCGACATGGAAAAAATATTAGGATCTGAAACTGGAATAATATCAACACGCTCGTCAAAGTCCTGTTGCTTGATCATCCTGTTTCCGCCTACAACAAAATACGGATATTCCGGTGGAAGATAAAGCTGGAATATTCTAGCGAGCATAGTAAATTCCATTCGTTGCGCACAATGAAGGCGCTTGTGAATTGCTGACATTACCTTTGTTCCTCGCTCTAAAAGAGCAAGAGTTGTCCCAACAGGATTCTGCTCGTTTCCTTCCCCCATCTTCATGTCTGCAATCGCTGCAAAAGATTTTCCTGCATCAACCGCAAATCCTAAAAGGGCAAATAAAACCTGTGATGGTTCCTTAAAAGGAAGTGGTAATAATGATTCCTTGATTGAAATTCCTGTTACATCAACATCCCTAAATTCCCCTGGTTGCAAAGGTTGATCATGGTCGCGTATGCGCATGCCACGTGCCTTAAAACCTGCCGGAAGGTTCGCGAGTGTACCAGCATCAATTAATTGCCGCAAAACACTTGTTGCTGTTCGCGATAACCCTCCAAGCATGTGTATTAGACCAAAGCCGTAAAACCCTAGTCCTGGGAGGAATTTGTAATGTACAAAGTATTGTATTTTTGCAAAATTTGGATCATTCTGATTCCAATTTCGTCGTATGGATAAAATAGTTTGGGAATACTGATCCAATGTTACAATGTAAGGAAGCTTAACTCCACTAGTATCCTCAAATCCTGGAACATCCAAATTGGCATGCATCTCAAGAAGAGTATACATATTATCTTCACTTGAAGTTCCTTTCTGCGATCCTTCAAGCTCGCTAACTTTTTCATTAACATCAGTTGCATCAACAAAACCATCTCTAATTTCTATGTCCCTATAAAACCCACTCACTTGATTTTTAATCAAGTCGTTCTTTGTTATTTTTATGATATGCGTAATACGGTCTGCCGTATCCATATCCGTTGCAAAATAATTAATAACCAAGTCTTCACTGGACACAAATTTGGCAACTGCTCTTTTTAAAAGTCCGTCATAATAGACTTTCTTGAATGCAGACCCTGAGAGTGGCAGATAGAAAAGCAATTGATCCATGTCCGGATCATATTCCCTCATCACCTGCGTAATCTGATAATTCATAAATTCTTTAACTCTTTCAGATTGTTGCTCTATTTCAGGGGTTGAATCCCCTACAATTTGTGTCCTCACGGGGCCATCCGGCGGAAGTAATTCCTTGTACGCTTGGGCTTGGAATTGCGTCACGGATTCCGATAAGAGAGGGTGAACGACCCCTGAGGAACCTTCAAAAGGTTCAGTACGCTCTTCGTACTTGAACCCTAACATGTCTAAACCTTTAATGTATGTATCTTCCCAGTCTTTCCTGGTATGCTTGTCGCTTTCAAAATTTCCTACTAATTCAGAAGCTAATCTCTTTAAATCTGTTTCTTCTATGTAATCGGCAAGATTTCCGTCAAATGGAATCTGGCTTTGGTCAACGGGTGCATTTGGATCAAAATTAACTTCTGCACCTCCATCGGGCATATCTGTCAATTCTACATTTGGATCTGTATTTTCTACAGGCTGAGGTGGGGATATTTCAACTCCTTCCTCTTCAATCTCCAGTGCGCCCTGCAAAGCTTGCATTGCCTTATCAATATTGTCATTTGGGTTTATTGCCATAATTACTCCCTATAGTAGTGGTGGTGCCACTTCTGTAAATACCTCTCTTACTAGACCACCTTTATAATACGCAGACTGCCCTTTGTCAATCTGTTCTATGGCCTCTTTGATTGGCTCCTTCGCCTTGCCTCTTGTTATCAAAAGAACGGGGACATCACCCCATGTTCTTCCTTGGCTTGGTTTATCTACTCTTCCTGATTCAGCGTGTTCCTTGATTGCCGTCAATGATAATTTTGCCTTGGAGTCACGCGCAACTTCTCCCAGTGCATCCTTCAAAATAACTTCCTTGAAGGAAGCAGGAACAGAAGGATCCGGAAGACCCCAGTTCCCGTAGAACCCAAAATGACCTTGAAAATCCTTTCCACTCTGTCCTGACATTTTTCTAGTCTTGATCCATGCATTCGCGACGCCAATCCCGTCATAGCCGTTTTCACGCGCCATCTTCAAGACATACTTGATGACGAATTTTGCGTAGTCCTTGGAATTCTTGAAAGGTCCTTCAGTCACCTCTCCTTCACCACCTCTCGCTGCTTTCAAGTCTTTTATTATTTTATCCTGTTCTTCAATTTCCTTCATGTAGGAATCACGCGAAACGTTCAAGTCATCAATTAAATCCTGTCTCATTGTAATCTCTTCCGGCGTCCGTCCGCGTGTTTCCGACGCTTGCGCCTTTTCAAGATTTTTCTGTATGTTTTTTAAAGCTTTCTTTGCATCTTTGTTCAAGGCAACCATTTCTTCCAGTTCCTTGTTCACAGGTGTTACGCGGTCTTTTCGCGGTGCGTATGATTTTCCTCCGTGGTGCACGCCTTGGTGCATATCGGACTGAATTTCCTCAATGAATAGAATTTTCCTTCCTGCCTCATCAATCCTGTCCGAGATCCTTGCATGAACGAATCCTCCTTCCGCATCCTTTCCTAAATTGAATTCATGGTTGGGTTTAAATTTTTTCTCCCCTTGTCTTAGCTTTCCGCCTTCAAAAGTAAAGACTAGTTCATTATGGTTGTATCCACCTGCCATTACTTGATCCCCTTCATGCTGTGGCTGTCCTCGGACATTGTACTGCACTCCACGCTTGCTGAATATATCCGCAAGGTTATTTCCTAGCTTAACAACCTCAAAAGGAAGATTAGGATGCTTGATTTGATCCACACCCTTTCCTATGACATCATCAACACCATAACGGTCCTTATAGAGCGCATTTAGCTTTGCAACGGCATTTTCAACCATTTCAGCTTCAAAAATACCTCTAGCTTCAGCCTGTTTTGAGCCAGGAGTGTCCTTCGCCTTGGATCTTACAAAACCAATGATATCCTTAACGGATCTTAAAAAACCCTCAAATCCAACGTCAAAATCGGCACGTGGATAGTCCAGGTAGTATTTGGCCCCTTCTATGTCCTCATGGTAAGCTTTTCCTTTAATTTTCCTTGCAACAGGAACTAACGTCCTTTCCAAATACTGCAATCCGTCAAAGAAATTACGGTTTCCAAGGAGATGAACCCTGATTTTAGGGACTATTTCGTCAAATTCCTTTAGAAAATCATTTTTTGATACTCTAACAGTATCATCCCCAAACAAGAATCCACCTTCGGGAATCTTGATTGGTTTTCCGTCTTTTCCTACGCTATTTTTTGTAAGCAGCAATGACGTATCGCCGAGCTCCTTATATCCTATATTTCTGCTAAGAAGGTATTCCAGCCAGTTTTTCTTGGGGGCCATCTCGAATGGAGCCTCCTCAATCGCCTTTCTTGACTTCCAGTAGAGCGCCCCCTCCGTTTTTTCCGGTAATTTTGTAGCTCCAAGCGTTTGAGCCGCCTGTTTTTGCTGTTTTTGGACAAATTTGTTCGCAGACCCTTGATCCTTGAATGTCTTTATGACATCAAACTTTAAATTGGGGTTTTTTACCCATTTATCCTTAACTTTTATTTTTCTGTCGCCATAAATGGTTCCAACTTCCCATACATTTTTAGCCTTATTGAATATTGAGGATAATTTTCCTTTTACCCCTTCAATTCTAGGGACAATTTCAGCTACTTTGGAGAATACGGGTGGAATATTGTCCTTGAGGAATTTTCCAACCGCCTTGACGGGCTCTCGAATGAAATATTGCCCAACTTTTCCTCCTCCGGCATAGCCGTGGAGTCCGCCGCGTGAATTTAAAGTTTTCATTTCGTCTTCCCCTACTATTGATTTTATTAGTTCAAGTGATTTTTTTAATTTTTCTGCCTGTGGCTGATGATATATATCAATATCCCCACGATATTTAGGATCAGCTGTTTCCTTCATCATATGAATTCGTTTTATTTCATCTAATTGTTCTCGTACATTTTTAATGATTTTCTTATAGTTATCCATTTCCTTGCTTCCAGTAATATATTGCTCACCGGCAACAAAACCATGAGGAGCTTCTATTTTTGAATAAAGCATATTCTCCAACATATCAGCAAAAGCATCATATTCATTGTATGGAATATTCTCGTAGTATTTTCCAAGATCTTCATCCAATAATAATTCCTTGTTAATATTTCCTGGATGATAATCGAATATTCCTTCTTCATGCTTTCTTAATGCTGTTGGGGTATGCATCCAATCCGGTAAATATTTCTTAAGCGGATCAGTATGCTCTTTTAAAAGGTCTTGCATTTTCTTTACCCATATAGATTCATCTATTGGATCCATAAGGTATCCTAGAATCTTTCCTATTCCACCACCTTTTGCATATCCACCATTAGCCATATTCGCCATTTCTGATTCTGTCAACTTCGGAACGACATCTTCCATTACATTATACTTTATATTGTTCATTTTGTCAAATTACTCCGCTAGAGCCTCTATGTCCACTTTTTTCTCCTGTCTTTCATTCCACCACTTCCTCATGCGGTATAGCTCCCACAATGTTAATCCACCAGCTCCGACCCATCCCCATGGTCCACCCAAACTTGAGGCTGCAAAGCGAGGTGCAGCTCTTTTTACAAGCTGTCCTGGAATGCCCCTGCTCCAGTTCGTCCAATGCAGTTTCATGAGCTCCTTAGGATTTCTCCACAGAGACTTGTACCAATTTGACCCTTTATTTATAAATGGAAATTTCTTTTGAAATGGATTGCTGAACAAACCTTTTTTACTCATCGACAGCGGAAACGCTTCCGAAATAATTTTTGCAACTGCCGAACTTCCATACTTTCGAATAAGATGACCAATGCCATAAGCAGACGCCATACCGACAGGATAACCAATACCCAATCCACCAGCTAGTTCATTTAATAATTTTTCAGGGCGTCCTGTCTGCGCCCTCCATTCTTCAACGTTTTTGGCGTAGGCATCCATTGGAGCCGCAAGGGTGTGCCAGATTCCTCCTAAAGGTCCGTGCACTCCAGGAATGTTCCCTTCAGCATACGCTTTCCACCATGCCAGTTCATCCGGACCCAGCTGCTTGAATAATTCCTTCCATGTCTTCGCCTGATCGTATCCGTAAGGGGTGACTTCCTTGTGCTCGCGCCGTTGCTTGAGGATATGCGGCTCGTCGGCCCATTGCTCCTCGGTCACCGGCAAATCCTGATATCCTTCTGTTTCAGGGTTCCAATAGGAATAATTCCTGAACGGAATGTAGTCCCCTCCGTAATCCTTTCCGTGCTTCTGGCGCATGGCCTCTTTCCACATCTCCCTTTCATCCTTATTAAGGTCCTTCCACCAGTCATACACGTATGGCTCTCCCTTATAAGTTCCTTGAATCCATTCCACGATATCACCGTAAGGGGCTTCAACGTCTTTTTTTACATCTGCGAGGTACTGAGGCAGTCCAGCTTCTATGTTCTCCCGTTGGAGTCTTTCATAATCATCTTCATCATCATGCTCCCCACCATGTTCAAGCGCCGCGATTCCTCCGCGTGCGTTCTTGGGTAGGTCATCTTCAGGAAATACGCTTCTATATTTAATTGCTTTTTTCATTGCACTTAAAATTTCTTTAAAAGTATGCACTGTCGAATATGCACTTCCTAATGCGTTCCTGAGGTCTTCTTGTTCAATTCCTAATTTAGATAAATCATCACCTACTCCACTAAATTTTGGATATTTTTCCATCGCTGTTTCCATTATGTCAGGATAATAATGTTTTCCAGCCTCCATTCCAGCGTCAACTTGGTCCACATGCATTAAAGTGCCCTTAATAGAATCTTTTATTTTTGGATGAAAAAAGAATTCATCACCCACGCTCAATCTAATCCAGTTCGCGACGTCTCTTGTATATCCTTTCGGGTCATCTCCAATCACAGGGCCTTCTATTCCCGTCTCTTCGCTGAACTTGTTAATCAAGTCATCCATCATGTCCCTGATGAATGAAACTTTTATCTTGGGCTTGAACGCTCCTCCCCCTCCGAATTTTTTCTTGGGAGGCAATTCTCCAAAGATGTTTTCAAATTGCTTGTCAAACTGAAGGTTTTCCATGTCTTTCAAAAATTCAGTTTGTTTTGCACCTGGTCCCTCGAGCCCTGACTCCTTGATGAGCATTTGAGGAAGGATTGTTTCCCTAAGCTGCAACAGCTGATCATAGTCCATCCAGTCCATGATGCTTTCTTCTTTCTGAAGCTTACTCATAATTTCCTTTACCGCATCGTTCTCCTTGAGTCGTGATGTAAGGTCCTTGATGTATGGCTTGTCTAGAATTTGCAATAAAGCACGGTCGAGCGAAAGCTCACCTAATAAATTTTTTAGATATAATTTTTTAATGGTAGCCATTAATAGTATTCCCTCTCCGTTTTAACTATTGGCTCATCTTTAAAATCGTCACTCAATCCAACATAATAGCCCTGGCGGTAACGCATTAAAGCCTGCGTGGTTGAATCAACATAGTCATCATGATCACCGAAGGGAAATGCCGCGCATTCCTCGATTACTTCCTCGGCAAAAGTTTTTTTGGGCGCCCATATCGTCCCCGCTTCGAAAAGCGGTGCCACGCTGTTTACCCTCGTATGTTTATCATTTCCTTTCGAGGGTGTAAAGTTTATAACAGGTATTCCCATCTTTTGCAACTCATGAGTTAGGGGTAGTCCAGAAGCCTTTGCCTCTATCAAAACCACCTCAGGTTCCCAGTATTTATACTCCTCCATTGCCTTCTTTTTAAGTTCCGGAAAGTTCCACCTATCCCTTTTTGCATCAAGAAGAATCAACGCCTCATTGCTTTCGTCATCCGGCTTGAAAACTCCCCACGTGGTAATTGCCGAATAGTCGGCCGTCTCCTTTTTGGAGAATGCCGTGTCATAGGACTGTATAATCAATTTAAGATTTGGAATCTTTTCTCCTTCCCATATTTTCCACCATTCACGCTTGATAAGCGCACCCTCCTCGGAGGTTGGTGCCTGCATCCACTGTGCGTTCCATTTGGTTAGTGGGATGGACGCTTTCACTTTCATGAGGTTGTCCATGTCCCAGAAATTTCCCCACATCGGCTTTTCGTTCAAAATGGCAGGAAACTCGACAACTTCCCATTGGTCTGCCATCGCTTCCTTTCCTTGGGCCTCGAGCAATCGGCTGGTGAGATCCTTCACCGACCAACGCGTCATGACTAGCACAATTGCGCCGTTAGGCTGCAAACGCTGCCTAGGGCCAGAAGTATACCACTCGTAATGAGAATCAAGGATATGAGGAGATAGCGCATCTTGTTCACTGTGAGGATCATCAATAACAAGCAAATCAGCACCACGGCCGGTAATTGCGCCACCAACACCAGCAGCAAAATACTCCCCACCATGATTTGACTCCCAACGTCCAGCAGCTTTAGAATCAGCCGCAAGATGGACATCAGGGAAAATTTTCGCATATTCATCGGATTCCAGTAAATTTTTTGTTTTTCGACCAAAACGGATCGATAATTCGCCCGTATGGGTCGTTTGTATCAGTTTTGCCTTCGGGTGTCTACCCATGAAGAATGCAGGAAACAAATGAGACGCAAATTCGGATTTTGTGTGTCTTGGGGGCATATTTACGATTAAACGCTTCAATTCGCCCCTTGCGACGCGATTTAGCTTCTCCGCATAGATTTTATGGTGATATCCTTGGATAAAATCGGGCCAAACCTCTTTTACAAAGCTTAAAAAGTCATTTTGGGCTTTTTCTTGCTTCTCGGCCAATGCTTTTCTCAAAATAAGCTTGAGAGTGTTGGTATCCAATGATTCTATATTCGAAAACGTTTCCATTTTTTAAAAATTTTTTAGATAGGGTACCTTATATCATATTCAAAACAAATTTTCAACAGATTGTCACTGTCAAACAGTGTTGAAGTATTTTCAAAGCATGCTTTTCATAAAAGGGGGGGATGGGGGGTCTAGGAGGTTGATTGGGGAGGATAGGTCCGTCCTGTGGATAAGTAGAGGTAGTTTGAGGGATCGCGCCGAGCGGAGCGAGGCGCATAAGTATCCCGGGCGCGAAGTTATCCACAGGTTATTAACAGGTTATCCCGGTCGAGTTATCCACAGGATATCCACATAGTTATACATGAAATCTTAATATTATCTAAATTAACTATATAAACTGTCATTAATTAGTTTAATGTAATACTTGTTTATTTAACAAGAATTAGAATCGAGGATAAAATGAATAAACAACAACTAATAAGAAAAGTCAAAACTAACACATTTAGGGTTAAGTTTGACAATGCACGAAACGAAACTAAAACTGTTCGTTGTGCAATTCTTGGTGGTTTAATGAAGCATAAGCAACTTGACCCAACTGCACCAACAAAACAATATCAAGGTCAAAACATATTACTTTATAATGTTTTAACTAATCATTGGTTTGTAGTTAATGCAGGTAGGATTTTAGAGCTTAATATTCATAAACACCATAAAGCTATTAATAGATATGGAGTGTTTAATGCCTAAAGGTAAAGAACTCATAACTGTTAATAATACTAATATTACTCCACTAATCACAGAATTAGTGGAGTATGTTAAAACTCAAAAAGCCATTGAAGGTGTAGAACTTGAGGATTTATTAAAAATGCCTAAAGCGACACACCCAGACTGGAAAATCATTTGTGGTGTTCTGTGTAATGCTGTAGTTGAATGGTGTGCAATGAATAAAACGGAAGGTGGAAAAGATTTATTAGTGCATCTACAAAATGACATAGGTTATGTTTTGAAAAGACTAGGTTTAACAGAATAATCAACCTCGATTGATTGAAAAGGGCGATAGCAATATCGCCCTTTTTTTATGCCCAAAATTCCAGCATCTCCTGAAGTCCTGCGACCCCGGGCGATTCCAACCAGTAATCATCTCATCTTTCTAATGGAGTTTGGGGAGTTTGGGGAGTTTCGCCGTTCAGCAGGCGGTCCCGGGAAACTTCGTGTCAAGTTGACATCTCGAACTTCTTCGGTAATGGGGAGTTTGGGGAGTTTTAACGCCGGGCGCGCCCGGTGCCTGTGGATAACCTGTGGATAAACCCTTAATACTTTGTGTATAAGGGAGTTTGGGGAGTTTCATTATGAAATGCCTTTAAGTTATTATCACTTTAATAACACCACCCCAAACCCTATATTTATGCTCTTTAATAGTGGTCGGCGTTGACCGATTGCTTCACTATCGAGGGAAGATACTATGTATCGCCTCTAGGTCAGTTTCTTAACTGTTCCGCAAAACGAGAAACAGAAGGGCTTCCAAGGAATTATTACAAGTGTGCCAACCTTCTATTTCTAATCTCTTTATACAACGAATCCAAATTCAAGGCAATAGTTATTTGAACTTTCTTGTGGATAACTATTATCCTGAACTGGAACGCCCGGCGCGCGATCCCGGCAACTCACAGCTCACCCCTCGGACCAATATACTTGGGTCACATTCTTCAGGGAGTTCTGGGGAGTTTTAAAGCAGGTGCTGCAGCGTCAGGTATATAAAATAGCAAATAATGGCTATTTTCAGCGGTATTAGTAGTGTAAATAAATGTTCCATATTTCTAGGAGCTATTATATCACATTCCAGGATGGAAGTCAATGGAAGAAATGGCGGAAATCTAGGAAATTTAAGCTTGACACTCGGCGCGCGCAGCGCCCGGTGCCCGGGAAGTTATCCACAGGTTATCCACACCTTTGGGCAATTAACCCTTGACAGGGAGTTTCGGAGTTTTGCGAACTTTCTATTCGTTGCAGTGAACTCCTACTCCTCCAATTTACGAAGTCTAGTTAGCTACGGCATCATCAACTTCGTTAGTTTCAGCCTCTCGACCGAATCTGTTTGCTCTATCTACATTCTCTCTCATTTGGGGAACTATACCATTGTAATGTCCCAATATGGTTTCCAATGTAGCATTGTTAGTATTTAATGCTTTAGTAATATTATCAATTGCTTTACAAAGCATTTTAATCTGCTCATCAGTCATTTTTACTCCTTTCTAGCTCTATTTCTAATGAACTATGAGCATTATAACATTTTGATTCGTAAAAGTCAACCCCCTAAATTAATTTATTTTGTGGACAATCCCGTAAATAATAAACGGGATACTTCTGGCGACTGGGAAGTTACGCCCGGGCTGCGGGAACTCACGCAGCTGCCTCCCAGTCGTGGATCTTGGGTAAAATGGCTGTTTTCTGGGAGTTTTGGAGTTTCAAACCTGTACCTGGGAAGAGTACCCAGACTTCCTGAAGCGAGATGGAAGAAAAAATGGCGGATTTCCGCCGATCATCACCGTGATTTGTCCCGCGGGCGCCCCGGTCGTTTAACCAGCTCGCCACATCTTGTGGGTCAATCCGAAATATTATACCATATAGGGGAGTTTCGGAGTTTGAAGCCCTTGACAACGCCGGGTGAAGCAGGATCCCGGGAACCAGCACCCTACATCTTGTGCCGCGGACCTCGGAACATACTATATGAGGGAGTTTGGGAGTTTTACCACGACTGAAGAAAGGATCGCGCGCCGGGCGCCCAGCTCCCGGGAAAGTTATCCACAGGTTATCCACAAAATACTTGTATTATGGGGGAGTTTGGGAGTTTGCGCGCACCACGGCGCACAGATCGAGGTCCTCGAGCCGTCCTTCGTATATCCCGGGCACCGCATCAAGGGTCTTTTCGGACAATTCTTGGGCCTTGGACCCTGAAAACATTTTAACGCCACCTGTGCCTAGGAGCTTAACTAAGATAAATACAGGAGCTCCGTGTATGGAGTAAATGGTATTCCACGCCCGTTGAAATGTAGAAATTTGTATTTTATTACTACTTGTTGCAACTTTTAATTCTACTGTAAAGAATCCTGTAACACTGTGAAATATTACGCAATCAGGGAATCCTGGCGTAGCGTAGCTCTCCAATCGCGAGTAACAGTATCCTTTACCATTGTTCAAACATTTTTTTAAACTTTTCCAAAGATTGGTTTCTGTCTTTACGGTCATACTTCATTCTGTCTCTCACCACTCTCGGTCGGTACTTCTGTGACGTCCTTAATTCCTTCGCCATTGGATTTCTCTTCCTGAACTTCAATGACCACTCTTTCTTTTTCTTTTCTAAATTTTCCATCTAATCCTAATTCCTTCAAATGTTTCAAAACTTCTTCACGGGACATACTATCGATAGTCCCTGTTCTGATTTCTTTCCTGTCAATGTACAATCCTGCAGCTTGCCCTCGCAAGCGTTCAGCGTTAACAGCAGCACTAAAAGACTTATCGGCCAAAGATTTCTCACGGAGTCTAGCCAGTTCCTGTACGTGTCTTTGTAGTTTAACTTCATGCGTTTTATCAATCTCAGCTCTCCTTCTTATTAATGCATTAACAACCTTTGGGTATTTCTTTGGGTTTAACAACTCCGAAGATGTAGTATTAGCTCGATCCTCCTTATATCCAGCTTGCCTAGCGCATTCCGTGGGAGTCAATCTACCCTCATTTTCCGCGAAAATCTGAACAAATATCTTCTGCCTACTTGTCAATCCTTCCCCATCTTTAGGATATTTTAAAGACATGTCTTTGGTATTGGCAGAGGTATTGGCAATGACCTTCTCACTCATCGTCCGTAACTCATTGGTATATGCATATATTTACTCATTTAATAATAAAAAAATCACAAAACTTCCTTGCGTCGTTTAGACTCGTAATACCTTGCCAATACCCTAATAATCTATGTATTTCAATCATTTATACCAAAAGGTATTGCGGTATTGGCAGTATCCCGGTAAATGAAAAAATAAAAAAGTTTTTTTCACTCAGATCCCTATTCATAATACCATAATACCACGTTTCATGTGATCTTTAAAGTTAATATATCCTCTTTCGCGCAGGCAATGCAAGTATCTGTGTACATTTGATTTTGATTTTACTCCACATAACTGTTTCAATTCCTCATAGCTAGGAGCATGATCATTTGTTTTTAGATATTTCTTGACAATGTCAAGCATTTTCTTTTGCTTGGTTGTAATTCCATAAAACTTCTTGACAGGCTTTTTGGATTTATGGTGTGGACGTCTGGAATGACGTGTTTTTCCTTTGAATGGTATAACTACACTCATTTTACATCCTTATATCCTTTTGCATTTGGATTTGGCCCATAATTCTTACTGACTTTTGCATACATTTCATTCGGACCCAATTCCTGAATTGTTTCCGGAGTTATTGAATCATATAACTCCCTTCGAAGTTTCTTATCCTCAGCTGACATCTTAGGTGGCCTATATTTATAGGCTGAAAGCTTTGACCATGTTACTCTAATCCCAAGAGGTGGACGCCAGAGCGTTACTCCGGCCTTGTTTTGGTGTGTTCCAGTCCAGGAATCAGGACCATGATACTTATCTGTTACATACTTATAGCATTCTTTTATACTATTGAACTCAACAATTTCCTTGCTTAACAGCTCAGCATCTTTCCATACATTAATCTCGAATCTCTCCATATACCTTTCCTAAGTATTCTATTTTCTTAACCCAACCTTTTGGTATGGTTATATATCTTCCACCCTCTTTATCCTCTTCCTTTGTTTCCTGTGGATCCAAACACCAGGATCCTATTATTGTAACTCTTAAATCATCATTCCTTATCATCCAACCAATATCAACACATGTTGCCAATTTAGCATCGCGCATTTTTCCAAGAGTCACCCATCCCGTATCGCCGTCCATGGCATCCATCCAGGTTATGCGGACCATAGGCCAGCAGTCTGGATATTTAATCGAGGGTAAGTTGCTCTTTTGTTCCGTCTTCTCTTCGTTCGAATCTTGCATTATCCTCATCGTCCCTATGTCTATGTCCTTCCGTTACTACATCCATGATTTGATTCTTGGTTTGTAACCTTACCTCATAATCCTGGAATACCACTACCCAAAAGCGTGCCTCACCACCTTGATTAGTGGTAGCTTTTCCCGCCTTGAAATTCTCTACTGTCTTTCGAAAACCCATGGATAATAATTCTAGTAATTTGGACTTAAACAATACAAGATCAGACATGTCTTCGAATCGTACATACCATGAAGGTTTCTCCGTCAACCCCGTCTTCGGATTGATGGCGCCGTCCTCCACCTGGTGTAGATCAATGATCTTCAATGTTGTCATTAGTTTATATTCTCCTGTCCACTCCACTTCCTACTCACTCGTCCAAAAGCCTCTTCTACTTTTGATTCATCAAATCCTTCCATAGCCCTTGACTTTTTTCTTTCGAACCTATCACTGAGGAACTCATCAATCAAATCAAGAATCATGATAGTGGGAAGAGGGTGACCGTGGACTTTAACCTCGGCCTGTATTCTCCCCACCACATGCGGAAGGTCCTCTAGCTGATTCTCACATTCTAGAGCGATCTTTATAATTTCATTTCCTGCTTTCACTAGCGACTTCATTTCTTTTGTCCTTTTTTATTGCTCTTTATCTTTATGTCCCTTGCGCGTGCTTCCTTATCAATAATATACAT